AACTATGAAGGATAAGGAACCATTTAATGAAGTATGAAATGTTTCCTTACTAAATGGATAAGACCTAAGAACTCGGAAAAATATTTCGAGGTTCCATGTGGCAAATGTGCGGTCTGCTTATCTAACAAACGTAATGATTGGTCGTTTAGACTTCAACAAGAATGGAAGCACTCCAAAGGGGGTGCTTTTATTACTCTCACTTACTCTGAAAAATTCGTACCTAAGTTCGGAGTTTCAAAGGATCATATGCAAAAATTTATGAAGCGACTGAGAAAAAGATCTCAGGAGAGGATCAGGTATTATTTAGTTGGTGAGTATGGACCCGAAACGGGTCGGCCTCACTATCACCTTTTAATATTCAACTATGAAGGAGATGAAAGATTCCTACACACTGTTTGGCCGTTTGGTATCGTTGATATTAGACCTATTACCACGGCGCGTATCCACTACGTTACTAAATATATTATACAAAAATTTGACCATAAAGACTCAACGAAAAGAAAACCATTCGCGCTCATGTCTCGAGGTTTCGGTATTGGTCTTTGGTATCTTACTGACTCGATGTTATTATGGCACAGAGACGGGGATCGAAACTATTCGATGGTGTCCGGAGAGAAAATTAGGCTTAGTAGGTATTACGCTGGAAAAATCTGGCCCGAAGTTAAACGAAGAGAAGCGCTCGGCTTCTGTAAAAAGCAGGTTCGTGATGGTATATCGAAAAAGGCCCAACGGGAGGCTTTGCAAGCGCATGAAAAAAATGTAGCTTTATTGCGAAAGCGAGGATACAAAGATCCTGAAGGTCTGATCTTGGAAATGCGGAACGCCGTGATTAGTCGTATAAAACAAAAGGTTTCGTTCACTCAAAAATTATAGTTATGAGAAATTCATTTGTAAAAGGAAAGTACAGATTGTATTATATTCCAGTATTAGATGCCTGGGATATTAGTCCGCTTGATCATTATTCACTCCAAGTGCAATTAAGAGGACATGTAAGATATTGGAGTGATCGACCAAATAAAAGTTAAGTTATGGGAAAGTACAAAGGGTTTAATTCGGTAGAACTCCGAAGGCCCAAAAGATCGTTATTCGATCTATCACATGAAAACCGTTTAACAACGGTGATGGGGCGTCTCACCCCTATTTACATTGAAGAGACAATGCCTAACGACACATTTAAATGCAACTCTGAGGTGATGTTGCGCATGGCACCACTACTTGCGCCAATCATGCACCGGGTAAATGTGTTCGTTCATTTCTTCTTCGTTCCAAATAGATTACTTTGGGAAGACTGGGAATTATTTATTACTAATGGAAGACTTGGTACGGAAACTCCACCAGTGCCGCCATACATGTCAATAACGAAAATTAAATCAGAGGCAGGTGGTTATCTTTTAAAAAGCACGCTTGCGGATTACCTTGGTGTAGGTAACATTGCTGATGCAGATGTTTATACTGGTATAAATATAGATGCAATGCCATTCATTGCGTATAATAAAATATGGTACGATTACTATCGTGATCGTAACTACCAGGCGGATGATTATTTTGCAACAGAGTTTCCTGTGCCATCTGGAGAGCTAGATGTATCAACTGCAAACAATGAGCGTTACCTGCAGGTAAAGATACGTGGATGGGAGCATGACTATTTTACATCTGCTCTACCATGGACTCAGCGTGGTGATGAAGTATTAATGCCATTGGAAGGATCAGGGTCAGTACAATATTTGACAGTATCGAAAGTCATAAGTTCCATTGGGAATCCTGTTGTTGCTGATAAGTATCTGATTACTGGAGACGATACGGCAAATGGAGAGTTAAAGTATGGTGATTCTGATCTTGTACCAGATTCCCAAGCAAGAATTGAAAACATAGATAGTGTTGATATATTTAATTCAAACGTTTCAATAAATGATCTCAGACGCGCTTTGCGATTGCAGGAATGGCTCGAGCGTAATGCTCTTGCTGGTTCTCGTTATAACGAATCTATTATGGCCCATTTTGGTAGAAGGACTTCTGACGGAAGGCTTCAAAGGGCCGAATATCTTGGAGGTGGTAAAGTGGTTGTTAAAATTTCCGAAGTTGTTACTACAGCATTTTCAGAAGATGCTGATACGGAATTAGTACCACCTGCTTCTATGACAGGTCATGGGATATCGTTCGGAAATACAAATCGTTTCACATATAATTGTGAAGAGCATGGATTTATCCTGGGAATTATGTCGGTCATGCCTACGACTGCGTACATGCAGGGATCAAAGAGAATGTTTTTCAATAGAAATACATTTCTTGATTATCCTTGGCCATCGTTTGCCCATCTTGGAGAACAGCCTGTGTATAACTATGAATTAGTGCAGGCTGCTGTAAATACTCCTGCTGATCGTACTACTCAGCCTATATTCGGATATCAATCCAGGTATGTTGACTGGAAACATCATCATTCTGAAACGCATGGCGATTTCAAGGATGATATGGACTTCTGGCATTTAACTAGATTGTTTGCTTCTACTCCTACTCTTGGAGGTACATTTGTAACATTTGATCAAAATCTTTCTGATAGGGTCTTTGCCGTTTCAGGAGTTGACACGCTATGGTGTTACATCTATAATAAGGTTACTGTTGTTAGATCATTACCGTACTTCGGTACACCAATGTTATGAAATATAAAGGAAAGGCAATTCCAAAACCATCACCAGGTGTCGACTTTACAAATGAAAAAAGTATTGTCGTACCTGATCAATCCATGAGTCTCGAAGAGATTCTACGTCGTTTTACGCGATCTGAATCTCTACCTGTCGGAAAGAAGACAGAATATGGAGACGAGTCAGATAATCCATTAAATGTAGATCTGGAAAAACTGGCAAAGTCGGATATAACCGAACGCCATGAATACATGGATAAACTAGACGAGGTTCAAAAACAGTACAATCGTCAGGAAAAAATAAAAGCGGAGGACTTAAAAAAGGCCGAAGCGGAGAGAGCGAAAATCGCCGAACAAAAACGAATTAATTTGGCTGCAAAAAGGCTGGCCAAAGAAAATTCTAAAAAGTTAGCATAGGTAGCCCTTGTCTATACTATGCTAACTGACACCCTCTTGATTATCAAGGGGTTCTAAACAAAATAAAATTCTGATTTTATGCAAAAACAAACAAATGTAGAAAAGGCTCCAAAAATCAATGATGCTTGGAAAAATGCGGATCTTACACAATGGTGTAAAAAGGATCTGACAGCAGCAATATCGTTTCTGATGCTTGTCAATGACAATCCGGAAATTCTCCGGCTTGTTGTTAACGCTCTCGAAGAGTGGCGTGTAAAAATGATAGAAAACGAAAAGCTGTTAACTAATAAACCACAGGCGTAATGGCGCCCTGGTTAGCAATGGCGCTCCCTGTAGTAGGGAATATAATTAGCAACCTGATAGGTGCTAAGGCGCAAAGCGTCCATAATATGAATCTGGCTCAGTATCAAAATAGGTACAATGATCCAGCTTCACAAATGAATCGCTTCAGACAAGCAGGTTTAAATCCTAACCTGATATATACGCAAGGATCTGCTGGGAACATGTCTCCCATTGCGCCGGCCGATTATGGATCTGCATTTGCAAATGTGGGATCTCAATATTTACAGGCTGGACAGACAGAAGCTCAAACAGATCTTATCACTCAAAAGACTTTTGAGTCTCAAACAAAGCAAGGTGTAATGGCCGCGCAGAAAGAAGTACTCCAGGCAAATCCATATCTTCGTAAAGAATACATAGATGCGCTCATTAGACAAGTTGAGGCGGCATCAGTATTAAAAAAACAGGAAGCTGATTTCATGACTGGCTGGACTCAAACATCAACAGAGGAAGGGCAAATGATCCAACGAAGAGGCTTTGCAAAAATGCAAGCTGAATTGGATCTATTGATGCAAAAATTCAATCTAGGTACTGCCGATCAGAAAATAAAGGCAGAGGTTCTTGCATCTCAACAATTCCAAAATGCTTTCAATGATGTTCTAAATAAATTCCGTGTAGACGGAGAAGTAGGACCACAGCAATTTTGGGCTCTGTTACTCATGGCACTAGGTAAATTTAAGTAGTGATCTATGGAAAATAAAAAGATCTTGTGTTGTAACTGCTCAAGATCAGCCGAAGGCGATGACGATCAAAGGGATCGTAAACAGTGTCGGTCTCCGACACTAAGTTGTAAGCCTCTAAAGCGAACACGTGGGTATGCGCGAAAGCAAGTACAAGTGTGAAGCGGAAAGGGGTTCCGGGGGAAAACCCCCGGAAAATCACTTTAAAGTCTAGCGAGGATGGTCGCAGCATGCAGACGGAGGAGGAACGACGATGTCGATACGCACGGGCACAACCGGAGTTAAACTTTAAGGTGTGTTTTCCGGGTTACAGGGTTTTCCCCGAGAACACGGAAGTGTAAAAAAAATTTTTTAGGAACTAAAAAAATAAAAAAATGGCTTACGGAAAAAAATTCAAAAAAAAAGAGTTTCTCCTATAAGGGGAAACGCCGCAGAGGAAAGGGTAAAGGCAAAAGCCTTAAGACTTA